ACTGAAAACCCTAAAAATAAAAAAGGAGTTATGAGTGTTGTTAAAAAAATTCCTAGGGTTGGAAAACTAGCAGCTGGTTTAGAAACTATTATGAGTAAGTTTGGTACAGATGCAATTGGTACCTTAGAAGATTTTTATAAAAAAGGTAAATTGAAAACTGATCCAAATGTAGAAAAATTTAGAGATGATAAAAAAGCAATATTTGATTTTAACATGAGACAACTCAATAAAACAGAAGCTGATGCCAACAGAGAAATGAGAAAAGGTAAGTTTACGGCTGCTCAAGTATTACTTCAAAGATTAAAAAATACTTTAAAAAATGAAAAGGATCCATACGTTCAAGAAAACTTTCCTACTTTTATAAAAGAAATAGAAGCTAATCCAAAATTAGCTGAAGATCCAAAAGTTCAAGAAGCATTTGGATTAAGAGACTTACCTGAAAATCAAAGATTGGTTGAATATAATGATGGTACTTTTGATTTCTATACCCAAGGTTCTAAAAAAGGAATGGGTAGTGTTAAAGCATTAGCTGATGAGTTTGGTATTTCTATGGAAGAAGCTATGAAAATAAAAACAATGGAACCTGAAGATCAGATATTAGAAATTGAAAGAAGAAGAAGATTAAACAGAAAACTAAATTCTCAAGGTGGCTTACAGTATTTAATGGGGCTGTAAAATGGAGATCGGAAAATTTAAATTAGCAAAATCTGATCTTGTCAGACCTCCACGAAAACCAATTCAAGAACAGATCATACCACAAGAAAAACCTTACACAAAAGAAGTATTTCAAACTGAAGTTGAACCTTTTATAAAAGGTTTCATCGGTGGGTTTCCTAAAAACGAAATGACTGCAAAGCTCCAATCTATATTAGATAAAGCTGTTGAAAGAGGTGCATTAAGTGTTGATGAAGGAACTACTTACATGCTAGATAGAAAACAACAGCTATTAGATTTCGTAAAACAAAATCCAGGTCAAACTTTACCAGAACTAACTAGAGAAAATTTTGCAATTGGGGGTGGAGCTTTTAAAGGAACTGATCTTGGAACGCGTGAAGGATTTGCAAAAATAATTCCTATATCTGAATTACCTAAAGATCAACAAAAATTTATTAACAACTGGTTTAAAAACAATCCTGATAAGACATGGGAGGGTTTAACTAATCTTCAAAGAAATGATTTAAAGAAAGGTCAAAACGTTGGAGTAGGATATGGGGGATCAACTCCTAAAGGAGTAGATAATCCTGCATTTCAACCTTTAGATAAAAAAGGTAAAGAGATTGCAAAACATGTTTATGGAACAACTGATGTTACTAAAGACCAAAGACTAAGAATTAACAGAGGTGAAATCACCATGAACACTAAACCTGTTAAATTTAATAAGGATACAGATATTTCTCTTAAAATGAAAAGGGGATCTGAAATAGTAGAGGATGTTATTTTTCCAAATGCTCAGATGAAAAAAGATTTTATAAAAGCTATTAGAGCCAGAGTCCTGCAACCTGAAAAAGCAGTGATTGAATTTCGTAATAAAGATTTAGCAGAACTATTTCCTATAAGTGAAAAGCAAGCTGGTAGAGCAGCTAAGTATTTTATAAAAGAATTAGGTTTAGAATATGCAAAAGTACCAACAAGAACAGCAAGTGAAGTTATAAAAAAAACTAGAGATATTTTAGAACAAACTTCTTCAAATTTACAAGAAGATAGAATTAGAGTAGCTAAAACACCAGTATTAGATGAATTAGGTCTTAAGAAAAAAATGGATACTGCACACAGAGTATCTAAAACACACATGGCCAAATTAGGATTAGAATTTAATACTGATATAATGGGTATTGATTCAAGATTAATAAATCAAATAATTGTAAAACCAAGTGAAATACAACTAGATAGATTGTACAGGAAACAATTTGAAATTTTTGAAAAATTAAAAAAGAATCCAAATTCTGTTGAATTAAAAGATAATTTAAAAAATATAAATAAACAGGTTACAGACATAGTTAAAAATACTAGTGGAAGATTAGTAGGTGTAGTCATTGATCCAGATACACTAGATACTTCTTTTCAAGGAATAAAAAAGAAATATTCTTTCTCCAATGTTTTAGGTGAGTCTATGACAATGAAAGAATTAGCAAATATTCCAAAAGAAGAACAAGTAAAATTTTTAACTAAACAATTACCTAAAGCAGTTCAATTAGAAGTAAATAGAGGATTTGTTCCAAATGATTTTAAAAATATTTTATCAAATCCTGATTCTCAAAAAGCAATATTAAAATATGCAAAACAAAAAGCACCTGAATTAATTGCGCCATTAAAAAAAGCTTTTTTAGATCCAACTTCTAAAGTTTCATTACGACTATTCAGTCAATTCCCAGCTATAGCTACTACAGGATTAGTTGGATTAGGAGTTTATAAAGGAATGGGATTTGATGAAGAAGTTAGAGCGGATGATATGTCTACACCAGTTGATCCAGGATTGCCTGTGAAGCTGCAAGAACAATTTGATCCAGAAAAAGCAGATCCAACTTTAAAAACTGCAGCAGGTGCGTATGGTGCATATAAATACGGTCCACAAATTTTAAAACTTTTAGGTAATGTTGGTAAAGGAGGAGTTAGATTAGTAGCGTCTCCATTTATAGCAGGTACTGCAGCGGTATCAGAATTAATGGGTGAAGATCCTAGTCAAGCTTTAGCTGGATCACAGCTTCTATATCCTGAAATTATTAGACAAGCAACAGACAAAGGAATTAAAACAGTTAGCGGTGTCAAACGTTTTGCTGATAAATTTAAACTTGGTTATGATAGATTATTAGCTCTTTCACCAAATTTAAAATACGCACCGATGGTTTCAAAAGGAATGTCTGGATTCGGTACAATAATGATTGGTGCAGATGTTATACAAGGATTAGGAAAAAGAATTGGTCCAGATCAACGTGGTCCACTAACAGAACAAGAATTATTAGAGATGAGAGGCAAAGAAACTTACATGGGTAATATTGCTGATACTTTTGATAAGGCTTATAGAGAAGGCACTCCATTACCTGGTCGTACAGGTTTCGCAGACGGACCCGAAGATCCAAGTAAAAGAAAATTTATGAAGATCATGGGTGGTCTTGCATCATTACCTATTGTTGGAAGATTTTTTGATATAGCACCTGTTGCTTATAATGCAGCTGAAGATGCAGCAAAAATTATTAAAGGTGCTCCTCCACATTTTCTAGGTTTAGTAAATAAAATTAGAGCACTTGGAAAAATAGTAGATCCTAAAAAAATGGGAGTATCTGAAGATAGATTTTCAAATGTATATGAATATGGAGATTATAAAATGTTTGAAGGAAAAGATGGACAAATAGAAATTGCAAAAGATAAACTTATGGCAACAGATTATGGTGATGCAAAAGTATCTGAAGAATATATGTCGTATAATCCAAAGTCTCCAAAAATTGGTAAAAAAGGTGAATTGACTGGTGAAACTGAACCGCAATATGATGAGTACACAGCCTATGCAGATCAGGATGGTAAAATGAAAGATGTAGTAGATGGTGTTGAACCAAGCACTATAGATGAAGGAACCTATTCAAAAGAAGAACTAGAACAATTGATAATAGAGCAAGTAGAAAAAGATCTTAAAAAAGGTAAGAAGTAATGGTCAAACGATTAACCACTACAATACCTCCTAAATCAGGACCCACGCCTCAGGGCTTGAATATTTCATATAATACTGTTAAGGTAGTAAAACATACGGAGAAAATAAATGGCAGACATAGACAAGGCTCTACCAAACGAGCCAAGAAAAGAATTTGAAATACCTGGTGAAGAAGAAATTCAAGAACAGGTAGTTGAAGAAGTAGAAAAACAACAAGAGTCACCTGATGATGTAGAAGTCATAGAAAATGAAGATGGCTCTGTAAATATTGATTTAGATCCTCAAGCTGCAACACCTGAAGGTGGCGATGAGCATTATGCAAACTTAGCAGATTTTTTACCTGACGAAGTTTTAGGAAGAATGGCATCAGACCTTTCTTCTAAATATCAAGAATATGTTTCATCAAGAAAAGATTGGGAAAAAACTTATACACAAGGTTTAGATTTATTAGGTTTCAAATACGATAATAGAACAGAACCATTTAATGGTGCATCAGGTGCAACGCATCCTGTTCTTGCAGAAGCAGTTACACAATTTCAAGCTTTAGCTTATAAAGAATTACTTCCAGCAGATGGACCGGTAAGAACTCAAATTATTGGATTACAAACTCCAGAAAAAGTTGAACAAGCAACACGTGTAAAAGATTTTATGAATTATCAAATTATGGATCAGATGAAAGAATATGAACCAGAATTTGATTCTATGTTATTTCACTTACCATTATCAGGATCAACTTTTAAAAAAGTTTATTATGATGAAGTGGAAGGACGAGCAGTATCTAAGTTCGTTCCTGCAGATGATTTAATTGTTCCGTACACAGCTACCTCATTAGATGATGCGGAAGCAATTATTCATCGTGTAAAAATTTCTGAAAACGATTTAAGAAAACAACAAGTTGCAGGTTTTTATAAAGACATTGATATTGGAAAACCTGGTGACAAAGAATCTGAAATTGATAAAAAAGAAAGAGAACTAGAAGGTATTACAAAAACTGCAAACGAAGATGTATTTACTTTACTAGAATGTCATGTGAATTTAGATGTTGAAGGTTTTGAAGATGTTAATCCACAGACTGGTGAGCCGTCAGGAATTAAACTTCCATACATTGTAACTCTTGAAGAAAGTTCAAGAGAAATTTTATCTATTAGAAGAAACTACGAAGCAGGAGATCCTGCAAAGAAAAAAGTACAATACTTTGTACACTTTAAATTTTTACCGGGTTTAGGATTTTATGGTTTCGGTTTAATCCACATGATTGGTGGACTGTCAAGAACAGCGACCGCAGCTTTAAGACAGCTCTTAGATGCGGGAACGTTATCTAACCTGCCAGCTGGTTTTAAAATGAGAGGAATAAGAATTAGAGATGATGCACAATCTATTCAACCAGGAGAATTTAGAGATGTAGATGCACCTGGTGGAAATTTAAGAGATTCATTTATGATGCTTCCGTTTAAAGAACCAAGTCAAACCTTACTCGCATTAATGGGTGTGGTTGTTCAAGCAGGTCAAAGATTTGCATCTATTGCTGATATGCAAGTTGGTGATGGTAATCAACAAGCTGCAGTTGGAACTACAGTTGCGTTATTAGAACGTGGTTCAAGAACTATGTCAGCTATCCACAAAAGAATTTACTCTGCACTTAAGAATGAATTCAAACTTATGGCAAGAGTATTCAAGTTATATCTACCACAACAATATCCGTATGATGTCGTTGGGGGTCAAAGAATGATTATGCAATCAGATTTTGATGATAGAGTAGATATATTGCCAGTTGCTGACCCCAACATATTTTCTCAAACACAGCGTATTTCACTAGCGCAAACGGAACTCCAACTGGCAACCTCAAATCCACAAATGCATAATCTGTATGCAGCATACAGAAATATGTATGAAGCATTAGGTGTAAAAAATATTGATAGTGTTTTAATCAAACCTATGCAACCAATGCCAAAAGATCCGGCGTTGGAACATATTGATGCATTAGGTGGTAAACAGTTTCAAGCCTTTCCAGGTCAAGATCACAGATCACATATTACTGCACACTTAAATTTTATGGCAACTAACATTGCAAGAAATAATCCGATGGTTATGGCGTCATTAGAGAAAAATATTTTTGAACATATTAGTCTAATGGCTCAAGAACAAGTTGAATTAGAATTTAGAGATGAAATGCAACAGTTACAACAGATACAAATGATGATGCAACAGAATCCACAGATGGCTCAACAGATGCAAATGCAAGCAATGCAGATTCAACAAAAGATTGAAGCAAGAAAAGCACAACTAATTGCTGAGATGATGGAAGAATTTATGGAAGAAGAGAAGAAAATTACTTCACAATTTGATAATGATCCAATTGCAAAACTAAGATCAAGAGAATTAGACCTTAGAGCAATGGAAAATGAGAGAAAAGAACGTGAAGGTAAGGAGAGAATGGACCTTGATAAGATGAAAGCAATGATGAATCAACAAAATCAAGATGAAAAACTTGATCAAAACGAAGAATTAGCAAAATTAAGAGCTGATACATCAATTGAAAAGACAATTTTATCAAAAACTATTCCAAATGTTGATTCAATGATGAAAAATCAACAAAATATGATGCCAAAAGTTAAAATTTTTAGAGGTGGTAACGAATAATGTGGTTTGGTGCAATAAAATTAGCTGTTCAAGCCGGTTCTCACATTTTTAAGAACCGTCAAAAGACAAAAATGCTAATGGCAGACGCGCAAATGCGTCATGCAGAGAAAATGGCAAACGGAGAAGCTGAATATCAAGGTAAATTATTAGAAGCAAGACAATCGGACTGGAAAGACGAGTTCATTTTGGTTTTACTTTCGGCTCCAATTGCGTTAT